GCATTTTTAACTAAAACCATCTGTTGAAGTGGCGATTCAAACACCAAATCACCAGAACCTTCTGGAGCACACACATAATACACTGCAGAAAAAACACTATCAGGATGAATATGATATTCCTGATATGCATACTCATCAGCTACATTAAACCAACCATTCTTTGGTTGATAATTAAAATCTGAATCAAAAATTTCCCGTGCTATTTGACGAACAATATCTGTAGCAGAATTATTAATACGACTAAATCTATCATCTGTTAAAATATCATACGTTCCCATACTACTAAAAGTATTACAAGGCCAATGAGCACCACCATTATCAACAACTTTAAGTGTATCCAAACAAATATCTTTTAATGTTTCATTATAATCCGAAGGCATTAAATTATCAATCCTAGCAACAGCAGATGGAAACAATTTATCAACTTTTATCTCAATCTTTCTCTCAATTTTTACAATAGATTCTTTTTCCATACTATAGTATCAAACCCTGCTTTGGAGGAGTAATAACACGATTAAACAATTGTTCGTACTGTTGTTTCATGTCATCATTAATATCAACAACATAAACAACATGTTTCTTAGAAACACGAATCTTCTCCATACTCTCAGACATCAATGGCGACCATGGAGCAAATCCAATCCTACCCTGTTCTTGTGGTAAAGGAACAGCAACAATAGGTTGAGAGAACTCAACATAAGACTCATTGTTCTCCAATAGATCACAAATAACATCTTCACCCATAATCCTAACTAATTTTGTGTTCATAATTTCTCCTTATTTAAATTCACAACTCATCATAATCTCAGTGAGACATGCTAACATATTTATCTCCTGATCAGCAACAAATGGTATCTGATATTGATATTTTGCTAAGACCAATACTGCTTCTGGAATAGAATTTCTCTTCAATGATTCATATAAAGAATCATAGATCTTTCTCATTACCAAATTAGGATCATTATCAATATTATTAACAACCCACTTCTTAACCACAGTAAACTCTTTATTCTTCAACGAACGTACCAAATCATCTAAGTTAATATCAGCAATATCAATTAAAATAGATGCATCAATCTTACCAGCAGCAGCATGTCTTTGTGTCTCATTGATTAACCTACGCCAATCAGGATAGTACCTGTTGATAAGTTGCAAAAGAACTTTATCTTCAAACTCAATAGAATTCTCAATTAAGATAGAATGCAATCGTTTAAAGAATGCTACTTGTAAGAGTGGTTTATCACTATTCTTAATCTTAAAATCAATAACCGTACAACGTGAGTGTAATGGTTCAATGATCTTATTAGGAAAATTGCAAGTAAAAATAAACCTACAATTCTCATGAAATTCCTCCACAGCAGTCCTCAAGGACAGTTGAACATCAGAAGTGGTATTGTCTGCCTCATCGATAATAACAACCTTGTGGGCGCTGCTGGAGGTGAGTGAGACAGTAGAAGCGAATGTCCTGATCTTATTCCTAACAGTGTCAAGGAATCTACCTTCATCCGATCCATTGATTGTAATGAAAGATGCACCAATCTCATTACACAATGCTTTAGCAACTGTTGTTTTACCAACACCAGCAGTGCCAGCAAGAAGCAGATTAGGAATCTCCTTCTGCTCAATGAATCCTCTAAATGAATCTTTAATTGAATCGGGAAGAATACAATCTTCAATTGTTTGTGGTCTGTATTGTTCGCACCAGAGGAATTTTTTATTTGTCATTATGTAGTTCTACAGGCAGAAATATTTCATCCATAGATCCATGATTAAACACAGACTCTGGATGATTCATGATACTACCACGAAAATACTCTCCAAGTCCAATGGACTTTACAGTGTACCACATGGTTTTTTTCTTCAATTTACACCAATCAATAGCAAAGAGCAATGCAGCTCCATCAATCTTTGCATTGTAATCTGCAGAAAGAGTGATGAATTCTTTATATTCTGTCATTAGGAATCCAACCTTATCAGGTCTCATCCAATCTGGCAGTGTCCGGTTCATCATCCAACAGCAACCATAATTACCACACACTGCTGGTCGTAATGGATCATCATAGATACCACAACCACTTTCACATATATGTGGACATGGGTTATTTGGATGTACTTTATGTTCGTTTATTTCTACTGTTAGAGTTCCACTACAACATAAAATACATCCACCACATGATTTTATATGCATCAAGGTTCGAGTGCAATATAATATTTGAGATCGAGAACACTATGTTCCCATTGGGTAATAAGTTTACGAGAAACTTTTGCTTTATAAGAAGACGGAGAAGCAGCAGAAATGTTAGATACTTCATACAATCTTAAGTTCTCAATCTTCATAGAGAGATCTAAACTATCTACACAATTACCCTTAAGGTTTTCTTCATATACATTACAAGTTTCATCTTCCTTGTCACATGTCCTCAGAATAATATGACCATTAGGTTCAGATATAAATGATAGATCAGGTGTATTTAAATTATTAGCTGCTCTCTGAATCTTAACCAAAGTATTTGTCGAAACATTACATTCAATATCAGCACCAGGAAATTGAACATCACGTTCTGGTGCTGCTTTGAGAGTAATATCAGGACTAGAAAAGAAATACTTACAAGTATTACCACCATTACCACGAATAGTTAGATAAGAATTGTTATTAAACTCAAGGACAGGATCTTGGAACAAAGAAACTGCCATCAAGAACTGAGGTAAATCATAAATGCCAAATGTCTGTGGCCATACTTCTTCACATTTATACTCAGAAACAATATTCTCCCCAACACTAATAGTCTTAATAATACTACCCTTACGAAGAAGAATAGAAGAATTAATAAGAGAATAATTTCTTAAAATGTCGCACGTTTGTGTTGTTAATTTAACCTGAGTCATTGAGGATAAGTCTCCGTCGTTTTAGTTTTATCATTAAAATGAAGGAGAAGCATAGCATAATGGATGATCTTAATGATATCCCTACGCGCAGTCCCCTTTCTGTCATAGCGTGAAGCATATTTCAAGATGTTACTTCGACAAAATGCTTCAGCATCTCCACACGCTTCAATCAAATCCAACGTTTGGATACTATCATTACCTGTACTATAATGTCCAGCATAGGTATGACTGATGTAATCCGAAATCTCTTTCAGAATTTCATCTTCATTGTATTTTCTCAATTTTTGTCCCATACATGATCAATATCACTATGATAGCATTCAAATTCATTTCCGTCAAGGTCTTGTAATAAAATCTTATGACCAGGAAAACTAGGTTTGCCAATACCTTCAATAATCCTAGCAGACCTACCGTCCTTAAGTTTAACAACGTGTCCGATGTAACCAGAAAATTTTTTATTCATGACAAATCTAAATCTACCTCTGTATCCTCATCAACCACCACTTTAAGTTCTTTAAAATAAAATCCAGATCCTTTAAGAAACTGCTCCATCTTATCAACAACATGGGAAAGAAAGACAGTATTAAAAGTCATACTGGTATTTGATCCTTCCTCATCAACAGAAACAAATGTAAAACTAGGCATATTTTTTTTCTCTTTGTTTGCACATATTATAGCATAGTGACATGACTATGACTATACCTTATGCCAGTTGTAGAACTGACTCCCTAATCACACTATAGTTCTTAACCTTCTCCACATTCAATGTTCTCTCAAACTTACCTTCTAAAGTCTCCTTATGACTAATGACAAATACATTTGTATTATCATCAAAGTTTCTTAAGATCCATCCTAATTCACTTGTACCACCAGCATCCAAAGAACCATCAAAGATTTCATCTAAGATAAGAATGTTAGTATCCACAGAATTCTTAAGTTTAGCAACAGCCCTCCAAGTAAGCAACAAAGCAATGTCAATACGAGCTTTCTCTCCCTCACTGAAAGACTCATAGGAAAAAGAATCCCTATAACGTGATTTAATTGTCTCTTCAAAATTTTCATCAAGATTAAAGTTGACATAAAACTCTAAGTTCTGAAGATGTTGATTAATGAGTTTATTCATCACCGGAAGATAACGTTTAATGATTCTAGTCTTAATACCATTGTCTTTCAGAAGAATAGATGCTG